TTATTTTTATTACATCCACATCCCATAATATAATCCTTTCACTTCTTATGCTATTTATCCAGTTAAACCTACTGGTGTTAAAGTATAATAACCAGTAAATATTGCTGTTTGTCTTGTGTATGGTAAAATATACAAAATAGCATCGTTTCCATTAATATTACAACCAAACTGCCAAGACCAACCACTAGGCCAAGGACTTGTAAAACAAATTGCGGTTGCTATATTGTCTTGATTAGTTCCGTCGCTAGAAATGCCATCATGTGTAATAAGATCTTTTCTACCTATATAGTAACCAGTATTAAGAGTTCCTGTTTCAAAACCTAAACCAGATGACCAAGAACCTTGAGTGGTATTTTCATCAATAACATTTACTGTTGAAGTAATATCCACCATATTGTAATATCTTTTATCAAATCTGCATATTTCGGCACTTAATCCAGTTTTTGATGTTATTTTAAATGCGTTTTGTATTACTCTATTATTTACAGTAGTGTCCATCACTCGGCCAAAACTCAAAGTACCTCCAGCAATAACAGGTCCATTGAAAGTAAAAGTATTTCCGGAAGCACTTAAACCAGCGGTAAAAGTTTGTAGTGCGGTAAACGTGTTGGCTGTTGAGGTAGATATTAAGTTTGAAGCAGATATTGGTCCAGTAAAAGTAGCACCTGAAGCACTAATTCCTGCAGCAAAATTTTGACGAACAGTAAATGTATTTTCTGCTCCTGTAGTTATTCCAATACTACCAAGACTTATATTACCGGTTGCTCCATTAACAGAATAAACTATATTTGGTGCAGTAATACCACCACTAAAAAAAGCTCTACTACCACTGATACCACCAGTTTCATCAATCACAACATATGCTGTTAGACCAGTTGTATATCCTAGACGCGAATTAAATGGGGTTACTGCCATAGTTTACCTTTATATATGTTATGCACCACTACCAACACCACCAGTATTTGGATCAAGAATTGCAACTGTTCTAATTCTGGTGGTATTTGATGATGATGGTGTTACTCGTAATCTCCAAGAACTTCCATTAGTGTCAACAGTATAAGTTGCTACACTAGAACCATTTGTTATATTTCCATATTCTACATGCGACACAGAATATGTGGAATTAGCACACGTACCTGACATTAATATTTTTACAGTTTGCATACCAAGAGTTCCAGAATTTGATGTATATCTTTCTGCTTGAATTAAAAATTCTGCAGAAGAATATTCAGTAAATAGATATTCAAAAATAGATACCGCTGTCGTTGATGCTGTATTAGTTGATTGTGTTCTGATAACTTGCCCAGATGGTAGTGTTACAATATTTGTTACATTATTACCAGGAGTAATAAGAGTATTTGGCGATCTCACAGTGAAAGTAGGTGCGGCTATATCGCACTGGGTAGACACCCAAAGAGTAGTGGCAGTAATACCAGCAGAAAATGTTTGTAATGCGGTAAAATTGTTAACAGTAGAAGTGGTGACACCGGTTACTGCTCCAGTTAAACCATTAAAACTAGAAACTCCAGTTACCGCCCCGGTTAAACCATTAAAACTATTTACACCGGTTACTGCTCCAGTTAAACCATTAAAACTAGAAACTCCAGTTACCGCCCCGGTTAAACCATTAAAACTAGAAACTCCAGTTACCGCCCCGGTTAAACCATTAAAACTATTTACACCGGTTACTGCTCCAGTTAAACCATTAAAACTATTTACAACATTTGGAGCAGTGATATTTTTATTAAATACTACATTACCATTAAATGTGGCACCACTTGCAGTAATACCGCCAGAAAATGTTTGTAATGCGGTAAATGTATTGGCAGAACTTGTTGTTAATACGTTTGGTGCTGATATATTACCACTAAATGTTGCACCACTGGCAGAAATACCACCAGCAAATTGTTGTAAAGTAGTGAATATTTGTGGTGATGTTAATGAAGCAATATTAGTAATGTTTCCTGTTTGAGAATTTACACTCAAAACTCCAGTGTTTGTTATAGTTGGATATGTGGAAGAACCACTTATTGCTACACCAGAGCTTCCAAGTATACCGGTAACACCTGATACTGAACCTGTAACACCATTAAAATCACTAACGTAATTACTAAAAGTAATAACACCAGTAAGACCATTAAATGTCATTACATATGGACCGGTAATACTTCCACTACCAACACCTGTAATACCATTTACGGTACTTATAATTGTATTTGTGGTATCAAACCATGTTTTAAAAGTGTCGCTACTAGTTAATGGTGTTATTGCCATTGTATGTTAAACTTTCTTTATACTGATATGCCCGTAATTGATGTTCCGTTTAAATAATAAATAGATGCAGTAAAACCGTTTTTAGCCGCACTAAAAATTGGAACAACATATTCACCAGATGCTGCTGTTGAACCAAATTTAACAATATTAAGCTTTAATCGGTCAGCCCCACATGGACCATTTATAATATTCATGTTATTTGAGTCTTGAAGAGTTCTGTCTTGTGTTGTTCCTGCGGGAATATTGGTTGTGCAACTGATTGTTACAGGTTTTATTACTATACCATAATAACCAGTAGTTCCTGGTGCACCGGTAAATCCAGATATAACAGTAGTAACTGTATCGTTATAAACCCAAGTACCCAAACCGCCATTTGTTTTTGTATGTTTAATTAAATACCAACCAATTTGAGCAAACGCAGTAATTCCTTTAGAAGATGTTGCAACACCTATCATTTGATTTGAATTATACGGAGTACAACCATCCCATGGAACAGTGCCACTTCCCACCCATGAAAATAAAACTCCAGCATTTAATGTATTTTGAACATAAAAAATTTCTTGCATCTCATTTAGTTCGGATGCTTGAAGAGGAAATCCGGGTTTAAATGCAACTGCATAATAATTTTTAGAAGCATTAATTTGAGATTCTACTCTGCTTCTAAAAGGATTTTGGTTGAACGGAAATCCGCCTGTAAATGGTGTTGGTATTGTCATAATTCTATTTTATTTAGTATAAATTTATGTATCACAACTAAATAGCTCGTTTGGAAAAGTATACCCAGAATTTGGAAATAATTCAAAGAAATCTGACAACTTTATAGGTCCAAAAGATACACCAACGGCATATTGAGAAATTTCAACATCCCACGTAGGAAATACGTAAGTTGGTGAAGTAAAACCACTCGCGCAACCAAATGTATAACCTATTGTTTGAGTTGAGCCTAAAGTATAACCACCATAATTTTGAATTTTTGGTATTTCATAGATGGTTATAAAAGATGCAGAATTAAAAGTATCATTAAATATTTCAGGTTTATAATTAAAAATATCTTTATAGCCAGTTGGATGCGTTATTGGTCGAACCACGCCTAAATATTCTTCACTAGATAAATCTGCACAATTTACAACATAAGAATATCCTTGCCAAATATCACCATCACTTAGAACCGAAAAATTTAAACGACTTCCAGTTAATTGTGGATAAAATGTTGGTAAATTTACGTAATATTCGCCTACAGTATTTAAATTATCACGCATCCAATCAAAACTGCCACCATTTAATTTAAATGTATATTTTTTAGGATATGATATTGAAATATTTTCAACGGGAATATCAAATGCTTTATTTATTACTAATTTTATACTTTCTTCTGTTCCTTTTTTGGCGTAAAGATTTGTTTTAATATTTTTTATTAAATTTTTTAAACCAGTCTCGGATATTAAACCATCAGTTATAGATTGTTTAGGAATAGCATTTATATAAGAATTTGCAAGATTTGACAATAATTCTGTTGGTATATTATCAATATTTGTTAAATCTTCTAAGTTTAAAAAACCAACATCTGTTATATCATTACAATTACATGAAAGCCATTGATAATATTGTTCTGTTAAAGAAATTAAAATAGAATTATTATTATTTGATAATCTTAACCAACGAGGAAATAAATTTTTAATGTTTTGAGGATAGGCACAGGTAACACCAGCTTGACTAGTTTTTACAAAAAACGAAGAAATATTAGTTGTTCCGTCCGCAAATTCTGCATCAGTCAATCCCAAAGATGCTGGATCAGTATTTAACTCGTAATTGTTATTTTTAAATATTAAGATCATTTAATCAACCTGTTGTTATGGTAGAATTAACTGATGTTGTTAATATAAATTCGTCTTTAATCGTGGTTGAATCGCTATATCTAGGATAGCCTGTCACGTTTATAGAAGCAGTAACTCCTAATACATTTTCGTTTATTACAGCATATCCTTCAGAATAATTAGTGTATCCTAAATAACCAAAACTACCAGTCAAGGAAAGATTGGAATCTACTGCTACTAATTTTCCTTCAGTAGCAACACCAGAAGAATTAAAAATTACAGGAGTATCTGCCAAATATATTGTTTGATTACTATAACTCAATCCGGTAGTTTTAATTGAAGTTCCATAAGATGAAGTACTTCCAGGAACTAATTGATTTTTAAAGTGTATTAATTTCTGGCCATCGGAGCCACTAACTCCCAAAACAAAATACAAAGAACTAAGATTTATGTTTTTGATATTAGAAAAATTTGCATTTGCAACAGTTTTAATGTCTGCTACTCTAATATTATTGTTAAATCTTTGTGGAGAATTATAATAATTTTGTATAACAGTATTAAGACCATCAAGATTTGCTGATGTATTTTTTACTACATCTAAACCAATATATGCGGTTATTGGTTGTGGTTGAACATATTCTGGTAAAGTTCCTACAATAGCTTTTGCTTTCAAAAACGATATTGCTGTTTTAATTTCTGGAGAACCTGCAGTCAATCCTGTATTTGCAAAAGATACAAATAATCTACCATATGCGGTTGGAGTGGCATCATCCCCGCCCCAAACATTTACTTGTGATCTTTCTGTTATTGATGCTGGCAATAGACTGGAAGACAATAATAAACTATAATAATCGTCTGCGGTTACAGCTCTTTCATTTCCTGCAAATATTTTAGGAGCAGAAAATTTAACAAAATCTAAATTTGGAGAATCGGAACCACCAGATGTGGTGGTTGTAGAACTTATTGTTATTAAACTACTTGCTATGGAAGATATATTATTTGCAGCAGAACCAGACGGAATAAGATATGATACCAATACAACATCATTAGCAGTTATTTGTTTTCCATAAGAAGAAGAATAATCTGTAGAATTTTTTTTCCCAAAAACAATCTGAAATCCATCAGTAGTTCGTTCTATGTAAAAAACAGTACTATTAGAATTTGGCATGGAAATGCCATCATATTTTGTCCAAGCTGTTCCGTTTACATAAACATTTACTGTTCTTGAATCTAAATTTGTTCCCAAAAATGCTGATTGTTTTTCTAAATCTATAGTAATTTGAATTTTATTTATAACTGTATTTGCTTCATATACATCAAATGTTGTATTTGTACTTACTGTAAACGGAACAGCAGATATACAATAAAATTTATAAGTTGCACCAGAAATATCACTGCCAGTAAATACGGTAGAATAAGGAGTAATTAAAGTTGGAGTAGATGCACTGGCTTGAATTGTGGATTTTGCACAAGTTTTATTTGGTACTAAAACACCCAATACATTTGTTAATCTTATTATATTTTTTTCTATCTGAGCAGTATCTAAAAAGGTTTCATTAGCAATCATATTTGTATAATAACCATAAAAAAGGGTATTATACGATAAAACATCCAATAAAATATTCATCACACTACCATTAAAATCGTAACCATAAAATGGAGATCCTGGTGTCTGTGCTTTAGTGTTTAAATAAGCTTTTAATGATGTTTTAATACCATCAAAATCTAAAGATGAAATATTTATTTTTGGATTTGCCATAATAGTTTATTCTAATGATATTGTTATAGTTTTGATTAGAGTTCTGTCAAATATTGGAGTAAAAGTTATATTTATATTCCAATAACCTAAATTAGTATCTGTAATATCTATATTTGTAATAATAGCTCTAGGTTCTTCTAAGTTTATTGCAGCAGTAATTTTTCGTTTCATTACCTCTAAACTATAAGAATATAAATTTTCAAAACTTAAAGATAATGCACTACCACCAAATTGCAAATTAAATATTTTTTCATTTTGTGAAGTTAATACTATATTTTTAATCGATTGTGCTATAGCATTTACATCATATTTAACACTAACATCATTTGATAATGTGTTTTTTATTAAATTATAGTCTATGTCTATATAATATTTTTCTGGCATTGTTATTTCTTTTATGTATTGAAATTATTGTGTTGATGGTAAATTAATCCATATTTTTTCGCTTTGTGTGTCCGGACTGACAGACGGATAATCTCGCATTAAGTAAAGATACATGGAGTGTTTTCCTGGTCTTATTATTCTTTCAGCACGATATACCATCCATGTTCCTTCGTACCTACTTTTTACCGCGCTATTATCTCTTGCTGGTGTGTTTGTAATTGGTATATCAATATAAACAATTTTTCCTGGTTTTATATCAAAATTACCATTAACTAATATTTTAATCCTTTGATACTTTAATAAGGCAGTTTGCGCCTTTCTGTATAAAGGCGTTTTTTGTGGTGTATTCCAAAAAGTTGCATCTGTTTTAGAGTACTCTAAATAATACGGAAAATTAATACCAGCAAGAACAGGATATATGGTTTGATTTGCTTGATCTATTACTGTTGTATCGTAGTTTGATAAAGCATCGATAATATTACTAGTTCTAGTGACATCCCATGCTGCATAACTATTATCTTCTTGTTTATAACTAGTTCTTATGGAGTATGGAAATAATCCTCCACTGCTAGGTCCGTATTTTGCTTCAGAACCACATATACCCTTTACTTCTTGTAATGGACCTAATTTAGTTCCGCCACAAACACCTTTCCATGTAAATTTACCGTATTGTGCTGAACCAAGACAATTGTATGTGCTTTCTGTATTAGAATAATCTATTCCGCCCCATTTTGTATATTCATTTTCTGCCCATCCATTATTTGGTCCAAATGTATCTTTGATCAAAAAACATTCTTCTGTTGCGTTTCTTGCATTTTCTAATTCGCTTATGGATGGCTCTGAGAATGTAGGTCTTAATTCTATTAATGCTTGTGGGCAATTACAATCCGGATATTCATTTGGACAATTAATATTAGTAACAGGACCAAATATACTAATACAATCCATATCACTGGTTACATTTGTCGTTGTATTAAATTTTGAAGAAAATGCGGTTAATGGATCTCTATTTAAACGATCGTCATACGAAAAATTTAAAGATTTTATATTATTATTAGATGGCATAAAAATATTTATTTTAAATTATGAATTACAATCCGCACAGAATCCGTCGTGTGCATTTTCTGTATCAAATAAAAACATATAATCTTTATCAACAGCAGGTTTATAGTTTGGATTAGGTACTTCTTGTGTACCAATAAAGCCTCCTTGTGAACCATCTTCATTTACATCATATAAATCTTCTGTTATTTTTTCTGATTCAGGAGCTGCATATGCTCTAACAGCAGCATCATTTACTCCATTTAAAATTATAGTTTGTAGTGTTTCTTTTGGAACTGCAGACATTTGAACAATTCTACCAGCATGATAAAAACCATTTCCTGCAACAGAAGTAAATTGACCAGCATCAATAAAGTTTGGGCATTTATTTGATATTACTCTGAATTTTCCAACCGGTAACATTTGTGTTTTTATTGGATACGCTGTTTTTTCTGCAATATTAGGATCATCTGGTGTGTTTGTTAATATAGTCGATACTCCGGGATTCATTATTATAGTTGCATTATTGTTATTTTCTACTGCACCAGCTTCAAACTCACTTGGTATTCTAGAATTTAAAATTTCATTTAAATTAAAAGCTCTATTATTTTTTGTAGTTATTTCCACTTCTTTTATTTTATTTTTTGATGGTCCATCTCCTCCACCAGCAATAATAACATTTTTTTTGTATGTTTGTGGAGCATATCCCATTAATGCCCAAGGCGGAACCGCAAACACAAAAGGAAAATCTGTTCCACTTTCATCAAATTTAATAATTTGATAACCTAATTTTAACATTTCTGTTATATTATTTTTAGGTTCGATTGTTTGTTTTTCTGTGGTTACATCTGTAACAGTATTACCTTCATCATCTTGATCGTATGTTGTTGTTTTTAATTCTAATTCTCTTTGTTTAGTTTTTTCTTGTGGCCACATTTCTACTTCAACCCAAGAATACCCCCATATACCACCCGGATCTTGAGTTGAATAAGCGCCACTACCAGTGGAACCGTGAATTTTTTCTGCACCTACAAGTACAGCAAAAAAATTACTGGGAACAGATCGTTCACAGCACATTTTCTTTTTATAAACATCCCATGTTGTTTTTTTATTTTTAAGATCTGCATATGAAATTGCAGCTTTTCTTGCTGTATCTTTAATTCCATTTTTACCGTGAATCAATAACAGTATTGCGCCAGGTAACTCACAAAAATTAAATTGTGATTGCCAATACTCTTTTTCTGTTGTGTGTTTAAACGATTTCATTTGCCAAGAAGACACATGATTAGTATTATACGGTGGAGAATAAAAACCAAAAATATTATCAACAATTGCATTAAAAGAATAATTATTAAATGCTAATAATTTATCGCCAGTGTACCCATGTGGAGATGATGCAGGATCTCCTAAACTAAGAGGATCTAGTTCAAATTCTCCTGTTTTATCATTCTTAACATACTTAGGTATACCGGTATCGTCATTTATAAATGTTATATTTTTTTTAAAGATACTAGTTTTTTCTGTTTTTGTTTTTTTACCAGAAATATCATACCAATTACCAAGATCTAAGGTGTAATTGTAATTTATAGTTTTAGTTATAAAACTTTGATTGATATCAACAAATCCTCTATACGGATTTGCCCAGTTAGGTTTTACCCGATCGTATGTTGAAAAGGCAATTCCACTGTCTAGTAAATAATTTTGATTAAAATCATTTAAAATTTCCATAGAAAACATTGCTTTAGTGTTCAGGGGATCTAAATGTGGTTTAAACATATACAAAGTAGGTTCTTCATCATTTTTTTTAAACTTATCAATATTAGTTTTTTGTTCTTCTATTAATCCTTCAATACATTTAAAATTCCACCGATCTAAATCTTCCCAAAAGAAAAAATTAACAGCGTTTTCGTTTGTTTTATAACAAGCGTATTCGCAAATATAATTCATTAATTGTGTTATTCTTAAATTATTTGCATCTTTTTGATATGGATAAAAGTTAAAAGAATGTTTTATCCATACATCATTAAAAGTTTCATGAGCAGCTAATTTTTTTAAACTTTTTGTTGATGCCAAACTCATTAAATATTGTACAAATCCCTTTTCTTTACCCCGTAAATTCTGAGGTATAGTTATAGTATTGCTGTATGGAGGCAATACCGTATCTTGGCGTGTAGATTGAATAGTACCTAAATCTGCGTCGCCACCTTTCTTTGATATTTTTCCAATAAAATCATCAATTACTACATCAAAATTTCTGTTTACAAATTCATCAGAAATAAAATTTAAAATAACTTTTACAGGAGGTCCATACGGACCTTGAGTTGTTTTTTGGGCCACATTGCTTTCTATTTTTATTTCTGATATTCTAAAATCGTATGCAGGATAATTATCAAATTGTAATCTCAACCATTCGTTTGTGGTAAAATTAAATTGGTCTATAAAATTAATAGAGTCTACAAACGTTAAAGAACCGTATACAGATCCAGAAAACATATCTTCATTTAAAACAATTTCATCTAATAAAACATAATTATCTTCTGGTTTTTCACTCGGACCCGGCCAAATTATAAATTTAGTAAATTGGCCTTCTGTATCGCCTTCTGTACTAGCCGTACTAGGTCTAAAAATTGTAACTTGTTTTATTTCTATGTTTGGTGAATTAACGTTCATGATAATTTATATTTTAATTTTTATTTCATTCTTTGTTTGTAATAAACCACTTAATGTTGTTTGTAATGATAAAACATTAGACAAATTTAAAGTATCTAATTTTGCGTCTTCATATTTTTGTTGTTCTATTGCATCTTTTTTCACGGTGAGGAATTCGTTATTTTCAGCGTTTGTATATCCTGCCAAATATATTGTTTTCCAATTATCTGGTGTGACATCATATAAATTGCCACCCACAATCATTTGCTTTGTGGAATCTAAATATCTTTGAATAGTCAACATTTGATGTTGTATTTCATAAGTCTTTTCATATGATCCATTTTTAAAGTCCCATACAGACACTCTGGTTCCTGAAGGATCTATTTCTGCTGTTTGACCCAATGATTCCGGAAAAATTTCTGGATAAGTATACGCTTTAACATTGATTCGTTTAAAATTTTCATCAATTGAATCAATAACAGCTGTATATTTTTTATTATCTCCGGTTTCCATAACCACAATATGTTCTGCTCCTGAATTTAACAGAGAAAATGTCCCAGGTATTGGTGTTGGTGTCACTTTTTCTAAAGGTATAACAGGGCTAGTATTTTGATACGTTTTTGCAATTTTACCCCAAACTAAAAGTTTACCTTCTTTTGTTAGTGCTGCCGAATGATAACGGCCTGCAGATATTTTAGAAAAAGTAACTCCAGTTGGTATGTCTAATTGACCATCTGCTGTTGTACCCCCACCATAAATTATTCCATTATCTTTTAACGCTAAGAAATGATTATATCCTAAAGCTATTGCTGTTATTCCAGTTATTCCTTGATTGAATCCTGTAAATAAAGTATTTTTATTAGGACCCCAACCAGTTACACCGTAATTTCCTGTTTTATTGATCGCTATACAATCTGATTGACCACAAGCAATATCATAAAAAGATATTCCTGATGGAGTTGAAAGTGAACCAAAATAAATAGGAGTTCCGTTAGATTTAATCGCAACTCCAGCAGTAAATCCATCGTTCCACGATACTTTTACGTATCCGGTTGTTCCTGTATACAAAGAATTAAATGTTGTGCATGAACCAAAACATGTAATCCCACCGTCTGATTTTATAGCAAGCAATCCAGAATTAGTAGAATTTATATAAGAACAACCAGATATATTTGTTGTAAAATATGGATTAGCACCACCATACGTTCCATCTACTTTTACTGAACTTATAGGTAAAGGATTACCACCCCAATAATATATTTGACCATTAGTAGTCAAAATTGCAGTATTGAATGATCCACACGAGATTTGTTGTATTGCAGTTAACCCAGTACCAACAGGAATTACCGATTGTTTTTGATGTGGTTGTGAACTGAGAGAATTTTGCAATATTTGACCTGCACCAAACGCACGTAATGCAGACTCTCCTGATCCAGTTTCAAACACTAATATTTGATATTTGTTAGAAGGATCTATTCTGTCTGGAACGTCTACATTTAAATCGGTTCCAGTATACGAATCGTAACGATAATCTTCATATGAGGGAGTTGTATTTGAAGGATTATATTTTGAAATATTAGCAAATTGGTATACTAATCCCGGATATTGCTTTTCTAATTTAGAATCTTCTTCGGGATCTGTTCCTCCCCATTCAACTAAAGGATTTCTTATATTATTTGTTAAAAAAGTAGCCCAATAATAACTAGCATTATCGTATATTCTGTTAGAAAATTGATCAGGTCTTTCATCATCTATTTTTATTTCTGAATATAAAATACTAGAAGAAGTTAATTGTACATTTTTAAACACATCAAGAACAGTGAATGTGCCTCCACTAAATCCGTAATTAATTTTAGAAAAATATTGTAACATAAAAATTATTTTTAATTAACCTTCTCCAAATTGTTTAAATCTTTCTGATCTGCTAATTAAACCACCATTAACCGCCCAATTGTATTGCATTGCTGGTTCTAGTTCTAAAAATACTAATTTAATATTTACAGCTAACGGAATAAAATCTGGTGTTGCTAATGGTAAATTTCGTATTGGATTGTGGTTAATATCTACGCTTTGCAATACGGAAACCAATGGATCTCCATCCCAAAACTTAGATCCTTCAGAATTTGGTCCTCCTGTTGCGTAAAAAGACCAAAGTGGCGGATGGCCCATATTTAAAACCGATTCAGTGAACGCAATAGGATACATGTACGTTTGAAATACTCGCGCAATTCGATTCGCCACCCAAGCTTGTTTTCCGTTTTTTGCTACTAAATTCATTTCAAATCGATGCGATCGTCTTGCTCCGGGAGTTAATACAGTTTCAGTATGATCGTATGATAAAATTCCTAGCCCCTGGGTAAAAGAATTTTCCATTTCTTGTTCTTTTAACTTATAGTCTTCTTTATCAAACAATCCTTCAAGATCTGGGTATTTTCCAGACATATATTGTTGATGGTTTCCAGTAAAATGAGATTGAGGATACGGAACGTGAATGTCTACTTTATAATTCCGTTGAACGTAATCTCTAGTTCTATTACCAGAAAATGTGCTGTATGGAGCCGCGTAAAAATTCATCCATACAGGTATTTCTGAGCCCCAATTGTATTTTCCTTCCACTGGTGATGGAGGAAAAGTCAATGATGTTGATGGATTCTCTATTTCAGTTGGATTAATTTTATACGGCATTTATAAATATATATTGAAAAATATGGCATATAAAACTAAATATGAACCAAAAAATCCCAATAAATACATCGGAAATGTATCAAATATTATTTGCAGATCCACTTGGGAACGTAAATTTTGTAAATATTTAGATGAAAACCAAAATATAATCAACTGGTCTAGTGAAGAATTAAAAATACCTTACATTTCCAGTATAGATAAACGGGTACATAATTATTATCCAGATTTTGTTTTTGAAGCAAAAACAAACAGTATAGACACTCAAATTTTTATTATTGAAATAAAACCTAAAAAACAAACAGTAAAACCAACACCTAAAAAAAATAAAAAAGCGTATTTAAACGAATGCATCACTTACGAAACAAATACCTGTAAATGGAAAGCTGCTAAAATATTTTGTGAAAATAAACGTTGGATATTTAAAATTTTAACAGAAGACGATTTATTTAAAACAGTCAATAATAAAATTTAAGGATTTATAAATGCCCAATAAAAGTATAGAAAGTTTGTTAGGTACAATTAATAATATGGCTGGAGTACAAAGAAGTAATCAATATGTTGTTTATATTACTCCTCCATCTGAGTTAGAAACTTACATTAAAGATAGAGGTTCAAAAGATATAAGAGAGAATATGCAACAAATATTAACTGATAATGATGCAGGAATTCAAAAATACATTGCTTCTTCAGTACAAATTCCTGCAAGCGTTATTCAATATTTTGAAGATAATATGGCACCTTCAGCAAATTATGTTGCTGTACCAGTAAAAAGGCAGTTTGATAACACGTTTAAAATTGAGTTTATTGTGGACGGTAATTGGAATATAAGAAAATTCTTTGAAGATTGGGTAGATTTAATTTTTAATAGAGCACAAAACTCTGAAAATAGAAATAATAGTACTGTAAGTTATTATGATGATATAGTAGGTACTGTACAAATAGACGCATTATCTGTTAATGGTGCTAAAGCAAAAACTATATGGTTATATGGTGCGTATCCAGCCACTATTATGCCTTCAGTTATGTCACACGATTTACAAAGTAATTATTTTACATTTTCTGTAGATATTAATTATAGAAATTATGATATAGAGAGAAAAATCACATAATAAAAATATAAAAATTTTAACACAAGAATACCAATAAAAATGCCTTTAAAAGATCTATTAACATCCTATTTACCAAATTACTGTGAAAGTTTACTGTCCGGTAAAACTATTTGTTTTAGACCAATGGTTGTTGCTGAAGAAAAATCTTTACTATTAGCAAAACACTCAGAAGACAAAAAAACTATATTAAAAAATTTAATAAATGTATTATCAAATTGCTGTTCTGATGACAGTATAAAAAATATTAAACAAATAACAATAGCAGAATTTGAAAATTTATTTTTATTATTGCGAAAAAAATCTATTGGAGAAACTGAAACATTTGTGGTTAAATGCCCAGAAACGGGAGAGCAAGTTAAAATAAAAATAAATTTAGAATCAGATTTAAAAGTAGTATCAAATACACCAAATAATGTTATAAAATTAAATGATCAATTAGCAATAATATTAAAAGAACCATCAATTTATACATTATTTAAATACCCAAACTATGATAAAGATTCAGAAGAACTTTTTGGATTTATTGGTTGTTGTATTAAAGAAATACAAAACAATAAAGAAACTATAAATTGTCAAGACATGCCAGAACAAGAATTAATAGATTTTGTAAAAAATTTAAATAAAAAACAGTTTGACCAAATAGTAAATTATTTAGACAAAATATCAAAAACTTACATTATAGCAAACTACACCACACAAGATGGAACAGCTAGACAATTAAAAATAAGTGGTCTATTTAATTATTTTAGTTTTTTTTTAACCATATAAATTTAAAATTATTTTACAGACAGAATTTTTTATTAAAAAATTATCATAATTACAGTTTACAAGAAATAGAAAAATTAATTCCATGGGAAAGAACAATTTACGTGGAACAACTACGAAATTATTTAAAAGAAAAAAATCAAAATAACACAGGATACGAAATGTTATGACAGACGAAGAATCACCAAATTTTTTTAAAAAAAATAATGATTTATTTTTTGAAGAATTACGCAATTCTGGTTTTTTTCCTCAATCACCAGAAATAATTTCAATACAAAAAACAGTAAATCCTGGAAATGAACAAGAAATACAGATTCCAAATATATCAGGATCTCAACAACAGTCTAGTATTATTACTGAAGATTTAGAGCAACAACAAAATACTGTTGTTGAACAACAACAACAGTCTAGACAACCAGAAATACAGACTCCAGAAACTCCTACATCTCAACAACAGTCTAATATTGCTGTACAAGAACTAGAATCTGTAGAGCCCCAACAAAAACAATCTAATATTGTTGTACAGGCTCCAGAAACTTCTACATCTCAACAACAGTCTAATATTGCTGTACAAGAACTAGAACCTGTAGAACCTCAACAGCAACAACAGTCTAGACAACCAGAAATACAGGCTCCAGAAGCAACCGGAACCCAGCAACAATCGGGTATTGCTGTACAAGAACTAGAACCTGTACAATCTGTGCCAACATCAACAAAAGAATTGCAGCCATTATCACCATTATTTGTAAATCAAAATAAAACTGCAAGTCTTTCTACAGCTGAAAATAATATTAGCGATTTAGACCAAAAAAGTAAATTAGACAATTTAACTCCAGAATTACCTTCCCAAGCTGAACAACCGGAAAAACAACCAAAAAATTCTCCTGCTGTTATTAAAGCCGATTATAATTCTACCACTACAGTAAAAACTATAGACCCAGATTACACTAAAATAATTATGGAAAAATATAAAAGTCCTCCTGATTGGGCATCTATGATGGGGTAAAAGAAAAGGCCCCTTTCGGGGCCTTTTTTATTCGTCTCCTAGAGACTTCAGGTAACTTTCAACATCCACATCCTCATCCACTTCCGTCTTGGGTGACGGCTTTCGTGAAGGCCGAGCAGGTGCTTCATTCTCAATAGTGTCATCTTCGGTGGCTTCACCGCGAACATCGCCTCCTAGGGCATCTACGAGCTTTACCTTGAGTTCTGCGTAACTCTTGAACTCCTTGGGATTCACAAACTCCTTGAGAGCGTATTGCTTCTTCCAT